GGATGGTGGCGGCTTCGTTCCATCAGCCGTTGTGCTCGATGTGGCTACCGACTGGGGCACACTCGGAACTGTCACGATCCTTTCCAGCAGCGTCAGCGCGCCGTTCCTCCAGGTAAGGCTGACCAAGGGGACGAACGAAGCCTATCTTGATGTTCAGATACCGGCCAACTCCACGACCGATATCGGCATCGAAGTCACACCGCTCCCGAACTCTGGCGGCACATGGGCGGCCCTGTATGTGGACAGCCCCACGGCGGGCGCACAGGCCATATGCTCCGGCAATCTGCACGACGGAGCCGGCAACCGCTTTATCGGCGTGATCTCGGGCAATGGCGGCACCTCAACGTCTACTGTTTCCAGCACCGGCGGCGGTGTTCAGGTCAATGGCACGGTCGGGCTCAGAGGCACGGGCGATGCGCGACTGGCCGAGAACTTCATCAATCAAAGTCGGTTTGCCACAGCGACGAGCCTTTCTCTTGCCGACGGTGACATTGCCGCGCCTTGGTCGGCGCTGGATAGCCGCCCCGCCGTTACGCAAGGCGACAGCCTGACCGAAGACCCGGCTATGGCGGACCCGTCAGCGTGGAATACGCACCCCACAGACTTTGCGTTTGTGACGATTTCAGATGGCCAAGTTGCGCGGACAGCCTTCCGGGGGACAGGCTCGACCTTCATCAACTTGCGTGGGGCACCCGTAGACGCCTCAAAGACATATATGATCGAGGGCTGGTATCGTCGCACTGGCAGCAACAATACCGCCTATGGCTTGGTCAGCCTCAGAGACGGCTCGGGTGCCGAAATCAACGGTGACGGCTCCTACTGGCTGTATCATCCCTCAAGTGTGGTCATTCCGACCTCTTGGACGTATTACAGCCGAGTCTTCGGGGCTGGCACCAGCAAGACCATTCCGGCAAACGCCAAAGAGATGCGCGTCGGCGCTCTGCCAAACTACAACGGTGCGGCTGGGGCTATCGAAATCCAAGGGCTCCGCATTGTCGAAGTGACCCGCATTGGGGGAAACCTCTATCGGGCCGACGGCTCCGTGGCGAACGAGTCCGATGTCATCACCAGCCTCGGCACTTCCGCCTCCACAAACAACGCTCCTTGGTCCGTCGTCAGCGGCACTGGCCGCCCGTCCGACAATGCGGGCACCATCGGCCATCTTCGCACGATGGGAGTTCACACCGGGATCATCGGTAACAAGGTCTTTAAGGTCACCGGAGGCACCCACGGTGCGTTTCAGGGCGGAGCGGTCGGCACCGCGCAAAACGGTTCGGCCTACATCTCAGGAAGCATCCTTAGCGCCGGGCTTCCACATGGCTGGAGCACCTACTTTGCACTCGATGATGACGACACAACTTTCGTCGATTCGGTACAGAACTATTACCTGGGAGTCTTTGCAAACGGCGTTGGCACAGGCACGTTGGGACTCTATGCGGACGGAGTTTACAGTAGCGTAGCTGGCGTTCCACTCAATACGAACTCGCGCGCAACAATTGCCTACGACGGCCAAAAGGTCATGGGGATTGTCGATGGGGTGATCTACCTCAGCGCCCCTGCCAGACCAGGGCAGCGCCTGTTCCCGAAAGTCCTCGACTACTACAACTCAGTGGACTCTGCCTTCCCACATGGCGTCATCGACGTTCGGTATGGGGCTTGGACCGAGAACACAGTCTCGACTGTCACGCTGGTCCCCTACAATGCGGAGACGTCGGTCACCGGCAGCACGGCCACCAAGGTCGGTGGCTCGAACGGCGGCTGGGGAGCGGGGGTGTCGTCGCGCGAGAAGTATGCCGGAGCCGCCTACTGCTCGTTCCGCATCGGCCCCCACGCCCAGCCCTACTTGATGGCCGGTCTGGTAGATTCTGCCTTCGGCGGCACCTATGCCACTCTGAACTATGCTCTGTTCACCGAGGGGTTGCCTGCATCTTCGGGGGTTCATGTCTACCAGAATGGCTCGTTTGTCACCACGATTAGCGGCGTTGGCGAGTGGCTGATTAGCGATGTCTGGTCCATCGTTTATGACGGCGTCAGGGTTCAGTATCTGCGCAACGGCGTCGTTCGCCACACCAGCCCAGCCGCAGCAGGGCAGATTCTCGGCTTTGGGGCTTCGCAGGTCTACATAAACAACAGCCTGACGGACATCCAGGTCGGACCCGCCAACATGGTGGCCCGCCTCGGCCAGAATACTTACGACGACAGCGGCGGCGCTCTGGTCGGGCGCACCAACCTTATCACCTCGCTCGGCACCGCCAACCTCGTTTTGAACCAGACTGCCGCCGCCACCGCGCCGGACTTTCTGGTTTTCAATAACCGGACCGATGGAGGCTCTGTAAGCGTTCGCTCTCCCGCTGGGGGCGGTTACTCGCCGGGCGGCCCTGTGACCGGGTGCCTCAAGATCAGGCTGCCACAGAACTGGAGCAATACTATGCTCCGGTTTGAGGTGGACATCTACGACTACAACGTCGGCGAGTCGGTCACATACCTGATCGGCGGCTACAGCTACTTCTCAGGCCCTAATCCAAACGACGGGCAGTGGATCAATCACACAGCTCAGTTCATCGGCCCCCGCAACCGAGCGATGCGGGTTCGTTTCGGCCATGACGGCTCCTACCCGTGCGTCTACATCGGCGAGACCACAACCGTCTGGTCCTATCCCGCCGTGCGCGTCAAAGACGTTAACCTCGGATATCTAAACATCGCAGAGAGCCTGTGGTCGAGCGGATGGTCTGTGACGCTCGCCACCTCGGTCGGCACTATTACGCAAGAGACCTCGGTTCCTCGTGCGGGAGATCAGGTCTTCGGCGAGGGGCTGCTGGAGGCTCCGCCCGGAAGCCTTCTGCCAGGGGCCGGTGTGATTGCCACTCGCGCAGCGCATCGCACGGATCAGGGCACTGCCGCCTTCCTCAATGGCGAAGGTCCACTGGCCAGATCGCTTCTCACGGAAGACAAGGTTCGCGGTCGCTATCTCGGAGAATACGCTGGAGATGCCGCCGCCGTCACGGCGGGCATCCAGAACGGTGACACCTACGTTGACACCTCGCTCACGCCATATGGTTTCAAGGTGCAAAGCGGGGGTGTGATCAAGGAGGTCGACACCTCGGGACTCTTCAGGGGCTTTTCCACACAGGTGGATGTGGACAGCACCACCATGACCGACAAGGTGACGCTGAACCTCACGAACATTCAAGCCAACTCCTACATGGTGGTCTGGATGGCTATGGACGTTGAACTGACGCCGAGCCGCACCAGAAAGAGCGGCGGCACTCCGGGTATCAATCCGCAGGGCACATGGGAGATCGTCGAGGACGCTACCGGCGGAAGCAACAGCAAGACTCTCCTCTCTGGAACTTGGGAAGCTAACAGAATCGGCAGCGGTGGCGGTGCGGACAACATTGAAAGTTTCATCGTTGACGGTATCGGCGAGCCCAACAGTGACGTGAGCCGAAGCTGGCGCGTCCGGGCTGGCGGCTCGCGTACATGGAAGCTGCGCATGAAGACAAACTCCGGCGAGAACCTTCTGTCGGTTGGCCTGAATCTGCTCGTCCAAATCCAACGCAACCCCGCGTAACCACAATCATCTAGGAGACCACCATGTTTGATCTGTCCCAAGGCCCTGTCGGCGCGATGAGCCGCTTCTACGACTGGGTGGTCGACCACGCCGCCCTGCTGTCGGAGCCCATCAAGGAAAAGATGCGCTACCTGAACCGCCTCGACGAGGCTGCCCGCGCCCACATTGAGGCGGTGGAGTATCTGTATCGGGCCTGTTCGGAGGATGAAGACCTGCCGGGCCGCGACGAGGCTCTTTCGGTCATGGGCACTCTGGCAATGCACACCTACCAGATCAATCTGTGGGGCCGCGCTGGTCGCCACTACCAGATCGCGGCGTGGGCGGCAGGGCTGCTGGACGAGGAAGCTGGCGGCGTTGCCGGACCGGAACTGGACCCGGAGTTTGTGTTTATTCAACCCATGCCAATTGCGATCGCGCCGACGATCTAATAGAGGTAACCCAGATCAGTTAAAGCCCTTGCCCTTGTGGCGGGGGCTTTTTCGTATGTACTTTCGGCAGCGGGGCGAAACTAGCCGGGGGAAAAGGTTGGCCCGAGCACTGGTACCGATCACGCGAAACCCCCGGCTGTACGCGAGCCTACGCGGCCTTTTCCAATGGGGGTGCTGCGCCGATGTCTCGCAGGATGCGGTTCGCCTCTTCAACGTACCAGTCGAAGTCAACATCTTCGGGCAGACTATTGCCAAGAACCATCAGCGGAACAGCCCCCTCAGACTTGGGAACCCGGTTCCCCGACTTGGCATAGACCAGCTCCCCCGGGACGTCCTTCCCGTAGTACCAGCGAACCGACTTGCCTAGGTACTCGGTATGGCCAGGAGGGCTCAGCGCGTCAACCGCTGCGGCATAGACCTTATCGGTATGCACCGCGAGACGACCGCTGCCCCCTTCAGGGATCCACGAGTCCTTCGCGAACTCGACGTAACCGATCATGCGGATAAGCTCTTCCTTCGATTCGTGCGCGGGCGGCGGCAACCTGTCCCACACCTTCACGGCGCCACCCGTCACACTGCGCACGGTGATCAGTTTCCTGATGTCCTTGCACGCGCGGACAGTGTGGTCAATCGGGACGCCCCGGGTGAGGAACGCTTCCACCGCCTCCACACAGATAGTCGTTGTCGGGTTCTTGTGCAATCGGTCGGCCATGTTCTTCGTGCTCGACCATGGGTTGGCGTAGGCGCCTTTGTTCTTGGTCGTGCCGTCGGTCTTAACCGCGAAGTAGTTGTTCACGTCCTTGCTGTAGAGCGAGCGGTATTCAGTCTCTTCGGTTTCGAACTGTGTGTCGACTTCCCACTGCTTCACAATCGCGTCGAACTCAGCACGTCGGGCCCGCGGGACCTTCATAACGATGCCGTCGGTGTTGGCGCTGACCACAGTGATGCCGGCCAGCTCCATGCGCTCGATCAGCATGAGGAGGAACAGCTGGCCGCTCACCGTCGTTTGGAACAGAAGGTCGGGTGCATACAGGATCGACCACTTGCTACCCAGCTTGCCGAACGAGCCGTTGACGACAATCTTGAGGGAGTCGGCGATCACCTTCTGCCCCGCAATCTTGGCTCGCACCCTTCGCTCGACGATGCTGCGATAGACCGTCAGAAACGCTTGGCCCAAGTGTTTCGGGAACAGGCTCTGGTTCAGTATGATGTACGGGTAGTAAGACGTCACGTCTTTGTCGATCAGAACGAACTCGTTGTCACTGTGGTGGGCCACCTTCGACTCGGTGCTATGGAGGCCCCCGATCCCCATCTGGTAGACCATGTCTCCGATCTTAAGGTTCATGTTCTTGATTTCGGCCGGCATCCCAACCGACCCAGTTTCCTCCACGACGAACTTCGCATTGCGAACGACGTCCAGGGCCCAGTTCATTAGCGGGGTTTCGAACTTGATGTAGGGAGGCACGTTGTACCGATACCACGTCCCGACTTCGATCTTGGGCTTCTGTGGGCGTGTACCGAGCAGCTTCTTGAGCTCCGACCCGATAACCGCCTCAGCGATCTGCGCGTCAGACTTGCTCCGAAGGTCGACCCGGTACTCGTTGCTGAGTTCGTATCGAAGGGTGACATGCTCGCGCAGACACTCGCGAAGGTAGGCGGTGTTCGTGATGTCGTTGACACAGTACCAGCGGACGATCGTGATCTGGTCCATGGTCAGAACAGTGGAGGGGTGGAACGGGAGGTCTTGCATCTTCGGGCAGTGCAACCGGCCGGCGTAGGTCTTCAACGATGCTCGCAGGGGCGCGACCTCGATCAAGTCAATGTGGTCAACCTTCAGTCCAGAGACCTTCAGGTCCCGCATGACGTCGCTACCGCGCTCTTCCTCGACAATGATTCGATCGGACGCCAACTTGATAGTCTCCGTCGGGCACCCTGCCACCGCCAGGAAGCACATGATCATATCGTAGGACCAAGAGTTGAAGCCTACGGTTGTGAAGAACTCGAGCATCCACTTGAGCTTTTTAATGTCGAGCGGGCAACCGTCATACATCTCGACATATGACACCCATCCCGTCTTGATGCTAGTGAAGCAGACGAGGAAATAGTTCTTGTAGACCTCAACGTCAACGATCATCTCTTCCTTGTTGAAGAGCGCGTTGTAGAGTTCATTCTCGCTCATGACGTGAACGGGGAACAAGCGAGCCTCGTCCAGTCCGGGAAGGTAGTCCGGACTCAGCCACGTCGGGTTCGGGGGGATCCGCTTCTGCTTCTCAGCCTTGGGGGCCTTCGGTGGAGGCGTGTCATCCCAAAAGAAGCCGACGGCATCGTTGCGCATTCGTTACTCCATCAAGAGGCCATTGCCCGGGCCGTGGCGGGTAGGGGGTAGCTTAAAAGGGAATGTCGTCGGGTGCAACAGGAACAGCGGGCGCGATCTTGATGTTGTCGCCCATGTGCATCCCGATCAGCGCGCCGCGGATACGTTCGCCGAAGAACATGCACGGCCCCGGGTACAGAGAGAAGTCCGCGTGAGTGACCGCGCCGCGCAGAAGGCTGAGCATTTGGATCTGATAGCAACCCTCAAAGTCGATGCCGGGGATGTCGAAAGTGCCCCCGGTATAGTCCTCAAGACTCGTCCGCAACACCCCTTGGATGATGTACACCCGACCAGTGCCGTCCGCCAGCCCTTTCAGCTGCTCCATCCCTTCGAACAAGCGTTCGTCAATGGGCTTTGCGTTGCTGGGGACGTTCAGGATGCGCGCGATGTCCGGCCAAACCGTGTCGAGAAGTTGCGAGCGGATCCAGCGACCGTCAGTGTAGTGGAAGGTGATTGAATGCTTCTCGAGCTGGGCATGGGTCGGCGCCTCGTTGACTCGCAGCATTTCCTTGATCGCTTGGCGGGGTACGTTGACCACGAAGGGCACGTTCGTCCCGAGCCAGTACTCGACGAGGCAGACGTTGTTCGTGCTGAATGCGGACTGGTCCCTGAGCAGTATGCCATTCGTCCAGGGCCGGGAAGCGTCGTTGCCAACGAAGGGATACAGCGCCTTGAACGCTGCGAGCAGCACCTCCCCGTCGAACTGGACGATTTCACCCGCCGGCATCACGTGGGGCGTCTCACCATCGACGCACTGGACGTAGGCTTGGAACTGGCCGCTCCGCACACTGAGCCGGTCGCCCGCGGTAAGGGAAAGGCTGATCGTGTCTTGGCAGTTCGTGATGGCGCGGACGAGTTGATCCGCCTTGGGGATGCAGTCGAGGTCGAAGGGGATGGGGCTGCTGAGCGCGAGCATCCCGTTGTACGACCGAACGTGGCCACCTTCGATCCGGAAGTGCGTCATGGCTGGGAGCAGGTCCTTCTTCGCCACCGCCCCTTGCACGAACTTGAGTTCGGTTAGCATCAGAACAGCTCCCGGACGTGGGCGCGGAACCGCTCGTTGGCGGCCGCGTCCATCAGTGTGTTGACTACGCCGAACGCCCACAGGTTCCAGGCGGCGCGCGATTCGTAGATGGTGGATAGGCGTTCGTAGGTGAACCCGTTCTCCTCGAGCTTCTGTAGGATGAAGTCTTGCTCGATCTGCGTCAGGGTTGAAACGTGCTGCCCGGGGTCGTGCCGGCTAGGGGACTTGTCCGACACGTTGATTGGCATCGCAAGGTTGTTCTGGCTGTAGCCTGGCAGAATGAGGCCGCCGAAGGCTGCGCTCTGGATCCAGGACGACGAGTCGCAGGAGTACCACGGGTAGGCCTCCATGATGGGAACGGCGGTGATCCCGAACCCATGCACCTTGACCCGTGCGCGGCCGCTACCGTCCGTCAGGTACCTGTCCCACATACGGTCGAGCCATACCATCAGCTGCTTCGTCGAGCTGCCCACCATGCCACCGAGGGTGATGTACTCGTAGTTCTGGATATAGTACTCGAGGTACCGCTCGTCTTCCCCCGCGTGGAAACACGGTAGGGGGCGAACGCCCCTAGCTTCCATCTCAAGCTGGTTTCGATACGTCTGCAATGGGTCCCCGATGCCGTCCAACACCGAGGCCATCACCGTGCCGTCTTCGACACGAAGGATGTCTCGGTTTCGTTGGATGTAATCGCAATACTCCTCCACCGACAGGGTCGCCCCGAGGGTGTAAGCGGAGAAGGCTCCGGAGTCGAGAAACACCTGAGCGCCATTGGACCTCATGTGGTCAACGTAGCTCTGTTTGCCGACGTAGTGCCAGGACTCCAATATGTGCGGCAGCCCTTCAACGATTTCCCGCTCACGCTCGTTGAGCTTAATATACCGGTTCATTCCCGGCATATATGAGTTCGTATAGACTGCCGCCATATAGATGTGCATTGTTATCCCTGCGCCAACCTCAGGAACTCGGACCGAGCGGAGGGCTCGGACTTGATCACCCCTCGCAGGGCCGACGTTACCGTCTCGGAACCCTGCTCGCAGATCCCCCTGCTCTCCATGCACAGATGGCGCGCTGTGACGACCACACCGACACCGATGGCCCCAAGGTGCTGCTCGATCGCGTCAGCGACTTGGCTGGTCAGCCTCTCCTGGACCTGTAGCCGGCGAGCGAAGATCTTCAGCACGCGCGACAGCTTGCTGAGACCGACGATCTTGCCGTTCGGGATATAGCCGATGGTCGCCGTGCCAAAGAAGGGGGCGAGGTGGTGCTCGCAGTGTGTATAGAAGGGGATGTCGCGCACGACGATCATCTCGTCCTGCCCCTCGGCACCGTCTTCGAACGTCTTCAGCACGTCGGCGGGGTCCAAATCGTATCCGCTACACCAGAACTCCCAGGCCTTGGCCACCCGCTTGGGCGTCTCGATCAGCCCTCCGCGCGCCGGGTCCTCGCCAACGAACTGAAGAATCCGGCGGATGTTATCCTCGATACCACCCTCGGCGGTACCCTCCCACGGCCAGACAATCCAGGTGCTTTGGTATTCTGTCCGCTTGTCGATCAGCGCAAAGAAAGGTTTGCCGGGGAAGCGTTTCGAAGTGGCCCCAGTGTCGATCAGGTCGTCAATAATGACGTCGGCAGCATTCGGAGACTCTGTAAGGGACAGCTGAATATGACGCCCGATAGCCAGAGCCGCGGGGATCCCTCCGCGAGGTACCGCATACGCAACGATCGGTCTTTGACCGAACTTTTCCGCAATAGCTTTTGCCGCTTTTGAAGCTAGCACGTTGAGCATAGCAACAGTGACGTTAAACTTTTCGGCCATGTTTAGTCTTTCCTAAGTTTGACGCCATTGGCGCGATGTTCGCGGACTTCGACTTCGTCAAGGAACACCCGGCCGCGATAATCGGGGTTCTGAAGAAACTGCTCGACAAAGTCCCATGCCATAGAGGCAAACGCTTCGCAGCCGACAGCTGGAACGACGACCGCTTGAGCCAGCCCCACCTCGCGATCTCCAAGCGACAGCAGATTGTTGATCTCCGGGTCATCCTCGGCAATCAAGAGTTTGTGGTCAAAGTTCTCTTCGAGCCACGCTTTGATGGGTTTCAAACCACCGAAGTTGATTACCCACCCGCGCTCGTCAAGAACAGCCGCGCGAAAGGTAAACTTGAAGCTGAGAGCATAGCCGTGAATGAAGCGGCAGTGCGAAGTGGCTCGCCATTGGCGAAAGCAGGCAGACAGCCCAGCTTCATGACCATAAGTCTTGTCAACGTAATGCACGTCAGTTCCCTTCGTACTTGATGACCTCTTCGAGGCTGTTGATACGGAATGCGGTCCGCCTCATGTGGCAGGGTCCGCACGTTCCGCAGTGGAGTTCACCGTCGCGATAGCAGCTCCAGGTGAGGTGGAGGGGTGCGCCGATCTCGTGGCCCAGGGCGACGATTTCGTGCTTCATCATGTTGCCGACTGGCATCAGCACGCGGACCCGCTTGCCGTCCCCTACAGCGAAGGGAAGAAGTTCGTTAAAGCGGTTGATGAACTCAGGTTCGTTGTCGGGGTAGGCGCCAGCTTCTTCGAGGTTGTTTCCGAGCACGATGTAGTCGAACCCCTTGGCCTCGGCGAACGCGGTTGCCAGGGCCAGCATGACGAGATTCCGTGCCGGCACCCATTCGTGAGCGAACTCAGCACCCTCCTCCCCACCAGCGATGGTGCTGTCCTTCCGGAGCAGAGGCGAGTCTTCCTTGTCATAAATGTTCATCGGAAGACGGTTCAACTCGACATCGAGGTAGCTTGCCACCGCGACGATAGCTCTCTCCTCCGGCTCTTGCGCCCTGCTACCATAGGTGAAGTGGCAGAGCTGTACGTCGTACCCCTGCCGGACCATGCTGGTGGCAGCGACCACACTGTCGAGCCCACCGCTACACACGACCAGCGCCCGGCCTACGCGAGCTACAGGTTCTTTGGCATAGTCGTTGTGGGTGCGCAAGCAGATCTGGCCGTGGGGCGTGAAGGCGTACATCGCGTAAGGCTGGAGCATCACCGGCGTGATGAAGGGTGGGAAGTAGTCAGAAGACGACGCGAAGTAGACCGCGTTTGTGATCCGGTCCTCGCCTTTCCAGATTGGCCGGTAGTTCGCCGCGGTCCAGAGGTGGCCGGGGAACGATTTGTGCATCGCGAGGATGGCGTAGCTGCCTTTGAGCTTTTCCATGCACGTCGCGAAATAATCACACAAGGTTTCGAAAGGCATTCCATCGGTCGGAAAGCTGTTAAGCACCTCGACGATCGCAGCGCTGTCGATACTGGTCGTGAGCTCCCCAGTGCGCAACTCCTTGTCGTTTGCGATCGTGCCGTTGTGAACAATGGTCCACGGGCCGGCGTGGTAGGGTTGCTGATCGAACAGATTCTTGTGAGCAACATACTCCGTCGTCGGTTCGGCGCGGAAGTTCGCGATCATGGTCTGGTGGGGCTGCCCCGCGTCCTCAAAGAAGACCTTCCTACCCCATGTCTCCGCGCGCTCCACCTCACGCCTCCCAAAGACGTGTCCATCAAGGACGGTGTACCCTCGACCGTCCCGGCCGCGAGCGAAGCTGAGCTTGCTCATGGTCTCGAGGATTCTGTTTGCGCCAGCCAGCTTGGCCGCACTCGTATCGCGCAGGACCGCGCCGAGGATTGCACACATCTATTCGACTCCCAGTATCTTGTGGATCTGAAGCTGGAGGATGTGGCCGTGCTTCATGCACGAGTCGACACACGCCTGCAGATTGAGGCGGTTGGCCTCCGGATCGCTGTGGTCATCCATGGGCTGGAGGTACACCGGGCGAGTCCACCATCCCGGGGGACGAGCCAGCCGGGGGTTGGCGCTGTGGCGCAGGGCGCGCATTGGCAGTCCATCATCAGGCGCGATGTCCCCGCACTCGCCGACGTACTTGACGCAACACGCTTCGGCCCATGCTCGCGGGTTAACCTTGCCGGCCTTCGGGCTGACGACGAGGTAAGCGCCCTGCCGCTCATGCGGGTTGTCGTTCCAGATGTTCGCCGACGGCGGGAGCGTGCCGTTGGATTCAATTTGAATGTAGAACCCTGCGCACTTCAGCTCGGTGATCAGGTCACCGATCTCCTGTCGGAAGGGCTCGCCCCCAGTGATGACCACAAGTCCGGTCACACGCTTCTCCTGGACCAGCTCAACGATCTGGAGCGGGGACAGCGGGGTTCGGACGGAGGTGTAGTCGGTATCGCAGCCCGGACACTGAAGGTTGCACCCGGCCAACCGAACGAAGACGCAAGGGGTTCCGCAGAACGGACCCTCCCCCTGTATCGTTTCGAAGATGGAATGAACCTCGAGTTTTCCATCGTCACGGACCGACCGCTTTTCGATGGGTTGCTCGTTATCGCCGGCGGCGTTGTGAGGGGTCATTAGTGCTCCGGGAGGTGGCTAAGGGGGCAGGCTTTGCAGCGTACCCCCTTAGCAGGTTTCGGGCCAGCGAAGCTAGATGCTACGCTGTCGTGTCGGCTTATTCAGCCGGGGCGGGCGGTGCCGGCGGGACTTCCGGTTTCGGCGCAGCGACGCGGCCGCTGATGCCGTTGAACTTCCGCCAGCGAGCGTACTCGGCACGCACGTTGGACTCGTTCAGGGACTCGCCCTTGGCCAGGGCCATCGACTCGCCGATGGACGCCGGGGCGCCGTTCTTGTTGGACACCGTGTCGAAGATGGTCCAGGCGCGACCGCAGAGCGTGTCCGGCTTGGGACGACGGACGCCGTTCTGCTCCGGTTGGCGGTTGGCCTCGCGGATGGCCTCGTTGCGGGCCTTGGCAGCAGCCTTCTCGTCCAGCTTCGCCTGCTTGGCAGCAGCAGCGGCCTCAGCCTTGGCGGCCTTTTCGGCGACCTTGGCAGCAGCCTTCTCGGCCGCGACGCGCTCGCGTTCGACCTTGGCGGCCTCCTTGGCAGCTTCCTTGGCAGCCTTGGCGGCCTCCTTGGCAGCTTCCTTGGCGGCGGCAGCGGCGGCGGCTTCAGCGGCGTCGGCAACCGGGGGGACGGTGCCCTCGGTCGGTACGGGCGGAACGCCCGGGGTGGCAGTCTTACGGCTCATATTCGTAGTCCTTCTTCTGTTGAATCATTGCTCCCTTGGGCGGGACGGGTGACCCTAGCACTGCGGATTCAGGGGTGCAAGCGATTATTCGAATCTATTTCACCCGTTGTTTCATCCAGTCTCCAAGTGCTGTGGAGCTGGTCGTCTTCTTGATGCTGTGTTCGGTTTCCAGGACTTGCATCATCTCCTTCCGCAACGCCAGGACCGTGTCCTTGTCCATGGGCTTGCCAGCGGCCTCCCACATTTCGTCAGCGACCTTAAATATGCGGGGGCGGCTGCTTGACCCCGGAGCGCGTGGGGCCGCTGTGGGCCGCGCTGGGGCCCGATTCGCGGGGTCGTGGGGTACTGGGGGCGGCGGGGTGTGTATGCGCTGTACGCCGCGCGCTGTGGCATCGTGCCAGTCGGGCATCGGCGGGGTCTTCAGCGGGAAAAGTTCGTTGACCTGGGCGGGGACTTTGGCGCCGAGGGCGTAGCGAAGTATCGTCCGAGCATCCTCCGCCCGGTACTTGGCAGCACACTCGCACTGAGCCTCGAGCTCAGCGTGGTCAACCTTCGTCGGGGTAGCTGCGCCAAGCAGGGTGGCCAGAGCGTGCCGGATGGCAAGGTCGTCCCACAGAGCAGCACTGCCCCCGGTCATATTGTGATAGAGCTTCTTGAGCTCCATGCCTGTTAGCTGGTCCAGGAACAGGTCGCTCGACGTATCCTGGACGAGGACATAGTCAATGTCGGCGCACTCAAGATAGACAAGGTCGTGTACAATGCCCGGGACGCGATGCGCGTGAAGGGCGCGCAGACTGTTCATATCGATAGAGACGTACATGGGAACTCCTAGTTCTGTCCCGTACCCTTAGAGCGAACAGTCTGGTCGCGCAAGCCTAAAATGGAATGTCGTCTTCGAGACAGTGTAATGCCTCGCGGCGCTCCGGTGTGTCATACTTGCTCCGGGGCTTCTCCACATCCGCCCCGGGGCGAACGTCGGTCGCGTGAGTAGTACCAAAGGCGCTACCATCGAAGCACGCCGACATGATCTCGGGGTACTTCTTGTTCAACCAGACTCTGAGGTGTGTGGCGGGGGCGAGGTGCGGTGCCATCATCAGTGCTGTATCGGTACTCTCAGGGAAAGGCATGAGCGACCGCTCCTTCCACCACTTACGCGCCTTGCGGCCGCCCCAATCTGCATGTTCGATAAGAACGTACTCGTCGTAGGCTTTGATGCCGCAGAAGTAGCTCACTTTCATCATTGGGGCGCTGCCAACCTTCTCGTGGCGCGAGTAGGTGATATGGTCAACCTTCAGCACCTCGACGACGGGAAGGTCGCCTTTGATCAGATCCTCGCTGGCGGCCGCCATCTGCAGCTTGGTCATGAAGGTGAACTCGTGACCACAACCCATGTCGCTCTTGATCGGTTGCCCGCCACAGTACTTGACGCTGGCATGGTTCCACGTTTCACAGACGTCGCAACACTTGACCGGGGCAGTCCCACCCTTCTCGCCCTTGCGACGGGGGACGACCGGGTCGTTGATGGGTCCTAGCTTCTTCGTGTTGCCGGCGTAGTCAAGAACGAGGCAGTTGTGCTTCCCACCCGCCGCGATAGCGGACAAGCGGCCGCCCAGGTCGGTGAGGTCGAAGCCCGGTGCATACAGGGGTCGCGTCCCCCGGCCGAGCATCTGCACCCATAGAACCGCGGACGCCGTGGGGCGCAGCACAACGATCATATCGATCTCGGGGTCGTCGAAGCCGGTCGTCAGGACGTTATTGTTGACAACCGCTCGCAGCCTCCCCGCTTTGAAGTCGCGAATCGTTTCGTCCCGCCCGGCGCGCTTGCTATGGACTGAGCCGCAGGGCACTCCGAACGAGGTCAACATCTCCGCAATGTGGTCAGCGTGGTCGGTCCCCGACGCGAAGATAAGCCACTTCTTCCGGTCGTGCCCAATCTCGATCGCTTCACGGAGAGCGGCTTCGGTGATGTGATCCTGGTCGACCGCGGCCTGGAGTTCCGACTCAATGAACTCACCGCCCCGCATGTGAACCCCCGACACGTCTAGCAGGGTGCGGGTTCGGCGTGGGACCAGTGGGCAAAGGTACCCCTCAGCGATCAACCGATTGAACGCTTCAAGGCCGGTGATGTCGAAACAGACGTCCGTGAACAATGCAGGCTCGAGCTTGCCCTTAACCTCGACCGGGTCGGTGATGCGCCCGTGCCCAAGCCGCCATGGCGTAGCAGTAAGCCCGATCACTTTCAGATGGGGGTTGATGGACTTCAAGCCCGCGATGAACGCCCGGTACATGGTGGCGTCCGTCGGGCTGACAAGGTGCGCCTCGTCAACAATGATCAAGTCGACCTTACCGAACATCGCCCAGATCTTGGCGACCGACGCGATCCCGGCGAACGTGATTGCTGCCCCGAGGTCCTTCCGGTTGAGGCCAGCACTGTAGATGCCAGCAGGCGCGAACGCCCACAGCATCATCATCTTCTCATAGTTCTGCTGAATCAGCTCCTTGACGTGTGTCAGGACAAGGATCTTGGTCTGCGGCCATGCGGTGAGCGCGCTTTGGCAGAAGCGAGCGATCACAATGCTCTTCCCAGTGCCGGTAGGCATGGCGACCACAGGGTTGCCGATGTTGCCGGAGCGGAAGTAGTTCCAGATCGACTCGACTGCTTCAGTCTGGTACGGGCGGTCGATAAGCATTACAGAGGCATCTGCTCGTAACGATCGCACCCGACCTGAGCCAGCTCCTTGTCGATTAGAATGTTGCGCAAGGAACAGGTCCACGTCTTGTTCGGCCCGGGGGCGCTGTGAGGACAGGTGCGGCAGTTACGGTCGGCTGGCGCGCCCAGATGGCAGACAGGCTTGTGGTCACAGAAGCGGCACTTGTAGAAGCCAGGCGACTCGTTGATGCGCTTGGGCGGGGTCTTCAGCCAGACGATTTGCTCGCCTCGGTCAAGGAACTGGTCAGCGATGGCGGTGTCGAGCGTGACGAGTTCCATATAGATGTCGTCGGTGTTCTTGTTGACGGCCCCGTACAAAGCGACCGTGAGGTTCATCTTCCTCATGTACTGTTGCATCTGAACGTAGTGTTCGAACTTGGCATCGCGCACCCCCTTCCCCTCAAAGGGGTGGCGGCGCGGGTCTTCGAGGTGCTTCCTCCACTTGTCGAGCGGGCCGGCAAGCTCCTTGAACGAGGTGTCGCCGTGAGTCTTGAACTCAGCGAGGGCAGGGGTGCGAACTTCGAAGTCCGGGAGGCCAACAATGACACCATCGCCCGAGCCGCCGTAGTGACCCTCAGCGTGACTGATTCGAAACTGGTTCCCGTCGGCATCCTGTTGGAAAACTTCGCACCCGATCATAAGGAACATCGGGATGAAGCGACCTTCCTCCAGGTGTCCCCGGTTGAACAGGCGCAGGATGCGCCCATCGAACATTTTCCGCGTGACCCAGCGCCAGGAGTACCAGATAGAACGAGCGCATTCCGTCCCAATGATCGACGCCCCAAGGTGTGAGCGGTGCCCCTCCTTCTCGGTGCGGTAGGCGTCCCCGATGTGTGGGAGTACCCTCTGGAGCCAACCCCGATACAATGCGCCTTGGTCCGCCTGTATGGCAGCGTCGATTGCCGCCATCGTCTTGTAGGCAAGTGTGACGTATGCCATTCATTCCTCTGATGTCGCTAGGTGGAGAGCGGGGACCGTGGAAGGGGGGGGGATCACGTCCGGGGGAAGGAGGCACAACGCCCG